AGTCTACATTTGCTACGCCGTTATTAGCGCAATATTGTGTGACCTTGCTTGATAGTGATGCCATAGTTTTCCTCCTTTTTTATATCTAACACATATGTGTTAAAATCCTAGTTAATTTTAAAATAATTTGTATCCTCCAAAAAAACATAAACTTCCTGCGCTATTTGTTGATGTATTCCAAGTTGAGGAAAGTACATTTAATCTTCCATAAGCCTCAACATAATCAGAAGAACCATTAAATTCTACTATTCTTGTCAACATCATGGATTTTTCATATTCAGGATATGAGCTGTTGTTGTTATTTGCAGAATAAGCTATATTTGATCCATTTTTATATATTGAACCATTAAAAACATAACCTTGGTTTGCAGATTCACTATAAATAGTAGCATGAACATATATTAAATATTTTCCAGCAGTTTGTGGAGTAAATCTATAATTAGAAGAATTGTCATAAGCATTGTCTGTATCCACTTCTTCAACATTCATTTGTATTTTAGTCCATGTATTATCACCTAAACCAGTTTGATTTGTGTTTGCGTAAGCATGAAAAGCTGGTTGATTTGTTTGACCAGCGCCAGTTACGGTCCCTGTGAAATCGTAGTTAGATGCCTCATTTAATTGAGTTGGTCCTACCGCGTCTGTTGTTATCGATGCTGATACTACTTTATCTATTGCCATAATTTATCCTATGTTATAATTCTAAATGCTCCAAATACTCCATAACCAGCAGTATTTTGTGTTGCTCCATTTTGATCTAAAAAACCATAAATTTCTAAATAATCACTAGATCCATTCATATCTACTACATAATGTATATTTGCTGCTGTATCTGAATTTGCAAAATAACTACTTGTTAATTTTAATTGTGATCTTGCATGGTGTGAACCATTTTTATAAATTTTAATTTGGTGTCTTGCATAAGGACTATCAGCATCAAAAGCTATATTGGCAAATACAAAATATTTTCCAGCAGTTGTTGGTGTGAATCTATAATTAGATGAGTTGTCATAACAATTATCTGTATCAAAAATTTCTGTTGCATAAGCTATTTTACTATCTGCACTAGCACTAAATCCTGTGTTTGCTTGTGTTGCTGCAAAAGCTGGTGTCATAGCACCACCAACACCAGACACAAAATTTGCTTGTGTCATTTTTTTTAAAGCGCCGGAAGCAGATGTATCTGATAATAAAATTAAATCATCTGTAGCAATAGAAGTTTCAGCAGTTTGTCCAGTAATTACAGTTGGATCAAGTTGTTCATCACTAATCGCATCATCAGCAATTTTGGCATTTGTAACTGCATCTGCAGCTAATTGTGCTGTATCAACAGA